ATACAAATGAGCTGAATGTGCAGTTCATGGGTCAGTGTTTTCTCATGGGTGTTAACGATATCTACATCAACAAGATTGGTTTTCAGACATCGTTGAAACCAGCAGAGAAGTTTCTGCGCGTTCCCATCCATTACACCAACGAGAAACTACTCGAATGGCAGTCGGAAACGATACCATATGGTGTGATGAGAATGCTGGAATACAAGGAAACCGGATACTACCCACGGCGTTACACGCACTGTGACAAATTCAACAAATGCATCTTCTATGAGGATGTATGTAACGTCAATCCTAACTTGCGTGAGGAAGGATTGAAAAATAACTTTGTAGCCGGTGAACCGTGGGACCCTGACCATGCATAACAAATCACTATCACCCATGACAGAATCATTCCTGCGCGAGCTGAGAACAGTAGCTCAGAAGTATGCTGATACCCACGCCATCGCATATGTCGTGGTGCCAGATGACAAGGAAGAATCAGCATGTTTCGAGGGCAATACGTGCATGGTCTGCGTTAGGGATGGATACAACGGATTGATTCGAGATAAAGGATTAGAACACGGCCACGCTGTAATCGACGAGGTTCCAATAGGAAGGATTCATTAATCATGCCTGCAAAATATACGCACGTTCATCGGTATACTCGTAAGAAGCTAGGCAATAACGGCTTCACCATATTCAAGTGCAATCTCCCTGCTTGTCCGCACTACGTAAGAGAGGAACTAGCAGAGGGTAGATTGTGCATTTGTAATAGGTGTGGGAAGGAGATGATACTAGACAAGCGTGCATTACAGCTAAAGAAACCTCATTGTAGCGATTGTGTAGTTTCTAAGAAGAAAGCAGTTATCAAGTCACTGGAAGAATTCTTGGCGGTTAAGGAAGGATAAGTAATCAATGCCAACAATGGCTGACATAGACCCTGAAATCCAATTCGTATTAATGAAGGGTGAACCAGGAACTCGTAAGTCAACGGCTGCTTTATCATATCCGTTGCCACAATACTGGTTCTCATTTGATATGAAGATGGAATCATTATCACTACCTATGCGTCATTGGGGTATCGACCCTAACCTGATTGACTACGATGACTATTCAGGTAATAGTGCTTGGAATGATGCATTGAAACGATTAGATGCATTCCAACTTAACAGAAAGAGTAGAGCAGGTGATGTTAAGACTATCATCGCTGATTCAGTTACATCGATTGGTGATGGTATCAATAGGCAAACACTAAACATAAAGGGGGGCACTACTACTAGTTCAGGTCAGGAAGCAGGTAAGAGAATAGCAGGTATACCAGTTAATACGGTTGAGGACTTTAACGCTGAGATGAGTGCATTCCAAACATTAATCTCTAAGCTCAAGGATATTCATAAGTTCCACAAGGTCAACGTCATCCTCATCGCTCACATCCTGCAAACAGAAACCAAATCACTGGACGGCCAGACTCATATGAGCCGTACTCTAGTGACCGGCGGTAAAAAAGCTGCGGCTAAGATACCAGCTTATTGCACCGAAATCTATCACTTCAATATCGAGTCAGGCGCCAAAGTAGGTAGTGGCGGTCGATACACTCTATTGACCACACATACAGGCGACGACTTCGCTAGAACAGCATTACCGCTTGATAAGTTGATTTATCTAGATGATAACCATCTCTACGATACACATATCAAGCCGGCGATTGCTAAGTTGAAGGTTCCGTATAAACCAGTGGTGAAACTCTAATGACAACAAAATTAGAATGGTTATGTACACAGGGTGCTGGATATTGTTCTCATCCACAATGTAGACCTCTGACAACAAAGGAGATGACAATGATTACTGACCTCGATATCGACACCTACTTCGAGTATCATGAACCAACCGAAGAACAGGTGCAACAGATGAAGGTCATTCGCGGCACAGCTAAGGCGCTAGCGATGGCTATCATTAACAACACTCCGAAAAGTGCTGACCAATCGGCAGCTATTCGGAAACTCAGAGAGGCGGTGATGACAGCGAACGCAGCGATAGTATTGAATCCATAAACTAACAACAACCAACACAACACAGGAGACAACATGCCGATAATCCAGTACACTCAACGGGACCTGCTGCGGGGAACTATCGTGGAACCTGCATGGTATAAGGTAAAAATCGAAGAAGTTGGTGAGGCTCCGTCGAAAGACCAGAAATCCACCAACTATCCTGTCGATGCTACCATCATTTGCAATGCAGAGAACGGTAGCACCAAGTTTGCAGGAGTTCCCATTGAGTGGAACTTCAATAGCAAAGCTCTCGGTTTCACAAAGGGGTTTCTGAAATCTGGATTGGCCCCTGGTGAATCACTGGAAGCTGAGACGCGATATGAACTCGGTTCAATGGAAGGCAAGGAAATCGAGATGTATATCGCTAACGACCGTTACCAGAACCGTGACGTTAATCGTGTGCCCCACGAATACCGTCCGGTGAATCGTTAGGTAAGACATGGATACGTATGGAATGGCACACTGTCCACGGACAAAGCAGCCTAAATACGCTCGGAATGCCATACGGGGTTGACCCTTCACGTCAACTAGCCGGGGAGCTATCCATCGAGCACTTTTCAGCCATAGGAGGTAAACATGTATTGGTTCTTTAGATACATTCAGGAGGATTTGGCTGATGATATCTTTGGTTTCTTCGGCCAATTCGTTTGTAATTGCGATGGTATGACTTGCCATCGAGATTAGAGACTCACTCGAAAGCATGGTAGTTGTGCATTATCAGCTAGCCATATGGAGTCGGCGAAAGCCTAATGATAATGCACTTAACAAGGCTGTGCTAGTAGAGTGACAGGTGTGCAGTTTCTATGCTGATGCGTCGCTGACACAAACCAGATAGGGCTGCACACCAACCTTAAAGAAAGGATAATAATGTGGATGATAACAACGAAACTAGAGCCGACATGATTCGACGACGGCTAGAGTTAGGTGGAGTAATAGCTGTCATAACGGGTAGGCAAGCAAGGATAGAGCTGGAGCATCCTCGTATTCATAAGATAGATGGGGATGCGCGTCTCTCTCCACTACCAAGCAATACAAGATACGTATTCTTTACCCGTCACACTTCACATGCAACGGGTGGCGAATACATTAGAGCCTGTAGACGGATGGGGATTCCGTTCTCAATGGAAGGCACAGGCGAGATAAAACGAACACTCTGTGAAATATTCGGTATACCTAAGTCTACCGAATACCTAACTGAATCTCTACCTGCACCTACACTAACAGAGTTAGTGAAGGAGATAGCAACTCAACCTGTAATAGTAGCACCAGTAGCAGAGGAGATAACAATGGCGAAGCCCAACGGTGAACGTCGTGGTCGTGTCAAGAATCTTGTGCTTGCGTTTCCTGACAAGACTGCAAAGGAACTCTACGAGATTGCTAACCGTGATGGAATTAAGACAACACTTAATTCTGTCAAACAGGCAATGCTTAAGTATCTGCCTAAGAAAGAGAAGCCTGTCAAGGCAGAGCCGAAAGTAGAGCGCAAGACCCGTAGTAAGAGCGACCCTGATAAGGAGCTTGACAAGATTGCGGCTGATGCACATGCTGCAATCGACTTGCTTCTGGAATACGTGAAGAAATATCGGAAAGTCACTGAACTTCTGAAAGAATTGAAGGACCTGTAAAGGAGATAGCATGTCATTAACACGTAAAGAATGGGAGGAGTTGTGGGAAATCGTCAAGTGGATGGAAGCCCGCATACTATTCGTCCACCCTAAAACTAGGGCGAAGGTGGCCCGGATAAAGCAACTTATACAGCAAGTTATAGGACAGATGGAGTAACCGATGCATATTCTCACCGATGAACAGCTAGAAAATCTGCGCGGGCAATTACAGAATGCTCCACTTCATACTGTGGACGCATACTTAACCGACATTTCAGAACAGATACACCAACTCGAACGAATAAAGAAAGTAGTAGCTTCTGTTCACGAGGAAAAGATGCAGGAAGTTAATCCTACATCTGAAGATAACTAGGGCTACCCTCACAGGAGTAACGGGAAATGTCGGAAACTCGTCTTACTGGAACTATCACTCGCCTAAACCAACAGGGCTATGGTTTTATATCCTCAAAGGTAATGCAGTTTACAAGGATATACTTCCATTGGACCATGCTAGAGCCACCACTAAAGTTCACCGACCTTAAACGTGGTATGGAGGTAGAGTTCACCCCGTATCCCTATAGAGATAAGGGCTACCGTGCTACAAAGGTGAAACTCTATGATAAACCACAAACAGAGGTTCGAGACGGAGAAAGTGTGGTGGCGAAAGATTCTGATAGTAGCGACGTATCACAACCAACAAGTAAGCCTGAATAAAGATTGGCGCCTTATTGATACGGCTAAGGCGCTAGACCTTTCGATTGGAACTGTCGCGGAAAACATAGCGATAGCTAAGGCTATCGATGAGGACGAGACTATCTTAACGCTGCTTAATAGAAAAGAGGCGTTAAAGAGAGTGATATATCCTAACGCTCAATGGCTTCAACAATGAAGGAGAATAATCATGGACATATATAAAATTCGTGAGATGAAACAAGCAATAGAGCGCATGAAAGAAAGCTATAAAGAGTTACCAGCTAATCAGGTTGACCCTCTGGTTAGAGCTTTATTAGAATCATTTGGAAATCGTATGGAGTTCCTAGCTCAATTGACTATAAACATTAATAACTTTGAAGCGATGCGCGAACTTCTATGGAAGGAAGTGAATCAAAGCATTGAAGATTTAATGCTATTCAGTCCTGAAACATTAGAAAGAGAAGCATCAAAGAAAGTTCATTAAACATGAAATACGTCCCAGGTGGAGGTCAGCTCGGCGCTAAGATAATGATAGTAGGTGAAGCTCCATCTTATGTAGAGGAGGAACTAGGACAACCATTCAAAGGACCTGCGGGTCGAGAATTAGATAAGCTATTAAAGGATGCAGGAATAAGACGTAATGAATGCTGGATAACTAATGCATGTAAATATGCAGTTCCACCTGCGCCTAAAGATAAAAAAATACCTTTCAAAACACGCGCGGAGAGCGTGGGTATCAATCTCCTAGAACAGTGGGATGAACTACAGAAAGAAGTCAATGCCATTAAGCCTAACGTAATCCTCTCACTAGGAGGGACAGCACTATGGGCACTTACTGGCAAGACAAAGATACAGGACTACCGTGGTTCTATTATGATGGGTATGGGACGGAAGTTAGTCCCGACCTACCATCCAGCACACCTACTACATCAGGCAGGGGGAGAATTCACGGGCTACTGGAATCGACACCTCATGGTGTTCGATATGGTGAGGGCTCTGAGACAGTCGTTTTTTCCAGAGATAGAACTACCAAGGAGGAACCTCCAGATATGTCGTAACTCAATGCACTTGTATGAGTTTCTCAGGAGATATGAACATGCAACAAAACTCTCCGTTGACATTGAAGCGTCTGATTGTGTTCCATCTTGTGTTGGTCTTGCTTTCAATAAAAGCCACGGAATTTCCATTCCACTATGGCGTTCTATCTCAGATAGCGATTTGGTTAGCGTCTGGATTATGCTTGCGAAAGTTCTGGTTGACCGAAGATATAAAATCATAGGCCAGAACTTCAAGTATGATGAGGACAAGCTAAAGCATATCGGGTTCGTCATATGGAAGCTCTGGTCAGATACGATGCTCAAGGCATTCGCTATCAATCCTGAGCTACCTAAATCACTAGCATTCAATACCAGCATTTATACAGAGGAACCATTCTACAAGCATGAAGGTATGTATGAGGGGTCATTCGATGATTTACAAATAGGTAATGCAAGAGATGCCTGTGTTACATATGAAGTAGATGAGAATATGGACCCAGACCTAGACGAACTAGGTATGCGCCCATTCTATGAGAATTTCTTAATGGAACTTCATCCTCTCTACCTAGAAATAGAGAGTGAGGGATTCAGAATTAATACAGCTAAGCAAGCAGAACTTCTAAAGAAATACATCGAATGGGACGAGATTAATACTTATAAACTGTTTCAGATGGTAGGTGCTGAGGTTAACCCTGCATCACCTAAGCAAGTAGCACTACTTCTATACGAGAACTGGAAGTTACCTTATAAGAAAAGCACTGGTGAAGAAGATTTAACAGAGCTACTACTCGCAAAGAAAGTATCAGAAGAGCAGAAAGCAGTCATAACTCTTATACTAGAGACGCGACGCGTTCGTAAAACGGTTTCAACATATCTCATGGCCTTACCTGATTATGATGGTAAGATGAAAACTACTTGCTATCTATGTCTCGAAACCGGTCGTACTGGGACCGGACAATTAGACCCACCGATTAGACCAAAGGTAGAAGTAATAGATATAGATGG